AAATGCGTATGTTGCTAACCTTGATTTCTCCGGCACTGGCAGACGCATAACAGGCGACTTCTCGAATGCGACGCTTGCTAATCGGGTGCTGTTCCAGAGCAACGTAGTGAACGGCGCTACGTTCCTGGGCGTGCTTGCAAATGGAACATCTACAGATTCGGCTGTCTCTATTTACAACGCTAATAGCACTGTAAATAACAGTGCATTGACAATGTACGCAAATGGTTCGGATGTGCGCATCACATCAGACAAATCTGGCACTGGTTCATACTTGCCAATAGCATTCCATTCTGGTGGCTCCGAGCGCTTCCGCATTGCCACTGACGGAACAGCTACATTCACTGGCAACGTCATTGCACCGACTCAGGCAGCGGGTGATAACTCGACTAAGGTAGCTACTACTGCTTTTGTAGCAAACGCTGCACTTCAACTGCTGCCAATCTCTGCGTCAGTTGCAGCTAGCGCCCTGACAATTTCAGCATCTGCACTGTCTCTTGACTTCCGCTCTACCACACTTAGCAGCGGCACTGTAACTCGGGTTAGCGGGACGCCTGCAAGTCTAGTTGTTCCTTCAACTGCAACGCTTGGGACCATAAACGCAACACAGTCACGCCTTGTAGTCTTGGCTTTGAACAACGCGGGAACGATTGAACTTGCAGTAGTCAATATTGCTGGCGGTAATGACCTGACGGAAACAGGCCTGATTAGCACTACGGCAATCAGCGCAGCAGCTACGGCAAACAACGTTGTCTATTCAACTACGGCACGCACCAACGTTGCTTACCGTGTCATTGGCTACGTGGAAAGCACGCAGGCTACAGCAGGCACATGGGCTACAGCACCAAGCACGATTCAAGGCGTTGGCGGCAATGCAGTGACGGCCATGAGTTCGCTGGGGTATGGGCAGACTTATCAAGTTGTAACGGGCGCTCGGTCTATCGGGACGACATATTTCAACACCACCGGACGGACGATCTTTGCAGTTATTGCATTCAATAACAACACAGTGACGATAAACATGTCGGCCACCATCAATGGCGGAACCCCATTCACTATCGCCAGTTTGAGCGCGAATACGGTCAATGAAACGGCATTTTTGCCAATTCCACCCGGTGCGTCTTACCTCATCAGTGGCGCTGGGCCTGTGCTCCAGACCTGGGCCGAGCTTCGCTAAGGAAAAATCATGCATTACAAAGACCAATTCAACGCTCTGTATTTTTTGGACGATGCGGCCCATGAGCACCTGCTGCCAGCGGGCTGCGTGCAGATCACAGAGATGGAAGCAGAAGCCCTTAAGCCGGTTCACACGCCAACAGTTGCCGAAAAACTCGCAGCACTAGACGCAGCCAATGCGCTCACCCAGCGCAATCTGCGCGAGACCGTTATGCTTATGGCTGAAGCTTTCAAGCAAATCACAGGAGGTGCTGTGAACCTTTCATTAATACCCGGTGTGGCAAAGGTTTACGAAGTCGAAGCACAGGCCGCAATCCTGCGAGGGCAGCTATGATCTTCCTGCTGTGCCTATTGCTTAAGCCTGCGCTGCTGTGCGTGAGCGACCCGAGCCGGTATTGGTATCTCGCACCTATTGCTGTCCTTGCCTGGCTGCTTGATATTTTTATCACGCACACGACTTGGCCCCTGATTGCCGGGTTCCCACGCATCGGTGAGGTAACTATCAGCGACACGCTGGAGCGGCTTTGCCTTGATCACGGGAACCCTGACCGTGAGTTATTTGTAGCTATCGCAAAGAAGATCAACCGCATCGACCCTCTACACGCACACATAAAGGCTGTACTCGCATGAGCGAATTCCAACCATCCCAATACACCCGCCGTGAGTCGGATCAAAACCCGCCAATAGAGTCTTGGCACTTGGATAAAAAAGTACCCATTGCCTTGATCTTCGCAATGCTCACACAATTCGCTGCTGTGATCTGGTTTTTCGCAGATATAAAGCGCGACGTTGAGCTACTGAAAGCTGATGCGGTGGTCCTGCACCAGCGTGACGTTCAAAATTCCGATGGGCTGAAGGATGCGCTAAAGCAAATGCAGGATCTGTATCAGCGCCTGGACTCTAAGCTGGACCGGCTGATTGAAAGGGGCCAGAAATGAATGAAGCAGGGCTAAATCTCATTCGCAATTTTGAGGGGTGTGTACTCGATGCTTACCCGGACCCAGGCACTGGCGCATCACCTTGGACCATCGGCTACGGGTGCACTTTCGGCGTGAAGAAGGGCGACAAGATCACACGAGACATGGCAAATGTCATGCTCATGCGCGACGTGGAGCACTTTGAAAAATGCGTGAAGGAACTGCTTACCGTTGACGTTACACCAAATCAATTGGCGGCAATGATTGCGCTTGCCTACAACATCGGTATGGCCAATTTTGGATCGTCTACGCTGCTGCGCATGGTCAATGCAAAAGACCCAAAAGCAAGCGAACAGCTCCTTCGGTGGAATCGCGCAGCGGGCAAGGTGATGGATGGACTCACACGGCGCAGGGCTGCAGAAAAAGCACTCTTCGATACACCATGAAAGCAAAGGCATACATTTACTCGCTGCTGATCATCGCGATCATCTTTTGCTTGGGTATGCGGGATAGCCGTGCACAGATACTTGACCCACTGAAAGACTATCGCTATGTCGGACAAGTTACCCGAGATTCCACAGGAGCTACCGCCCGAAGTACCAAGGTCATCGCTGCGTTCAAGGCTCAGTGGGCTTGTCCCGCTACTGGACTCCATACTGGGGCCTGCCCAGGATGGGCAATCGACCACGTTATTCCGCTCGACTGCGCCGGGGTCGACGCCGTATACAACATGCAGTGGCTTCCCGACAGCATTAAATCCGCTAAGGGACCATTCACCAAGGACCACTTCGAGCGCCGGGTCTACGGCGGTCACCACCTTAGCGCAGGCTGTCCGTGATATGGACCCCATCAATCTTGGCGATGTGGACATCCACCACCCCGAGCTGACGCACCGGGAGGCCATCGGTCTTGCGCTGGTCAAGGACAAAGTGGAAAGATATATCGCCAAGGGGCGTTTGCACGAAGCACATGGGGCCGCGTACACTGCGACCATCATGTACCAGGCGCTGCTTGGTATCAACGACATTGATACGGGATGGGGAGAACTATGACGCGCAAATGGTGTGTGATGGACTTGGTGACAGATCACCAGACTGGCAAGCTGCGCGAGACCGCGCTCTGGTCAAATATTGGCAAAGGTGCCATGACCTGGGCCTTTGTGTACACCGTGTTCTACGCAAAGGGCGGATTTTCAGAGGCGCTGTGGTTGGCATTTGGCTCTATCGTCGTGCTTCATGAAATGGGTGCTCGCTACTTCAACCAGAAACAGCAGGCACTCGATGCTAACAAGCCTTCTACTTAACTGGCGTTTGTGGGCTGTTCTCGGCCTGCTTGCCGCTAATGCCGTCAGCTACAGCACTGGGCACCACAAGGGCTACCTTACTGGCCGCGCTGAAGTGCAAGATGAGTTCACTGCCTACAAAGAACAGAGCTTTGAGCAGGCCATGGCTGAGCAGGTGAAGCGCAATGCTGAAGCGGCCCGTATGTCAGAGACCAACCAGAAAGTGACGGAGAACTATGAAACACTCAAAACTGCTACTAGCACTGCTGTGCGTGCTCTTGACTCTGACCGGATGCGCTTGCAAGCAGCCATTGCCTCCCGTCGTAGTTCCGCCACCAGTGATACCAAAGCCGGACTATCGCCTGATGCAGGCCCCGAAGTCAGGGTTCTTGGTGAATGCATCAGGCGATATGAAGAGGTGGCAGGAGATGCTCAATCCCTAAGCGATACTGTTAAGTCGCTTCAGGATTATGTGGCTGGCGTTGTTACTCCTTGATTCCGTGGGCGGCTTCGATGGCGCGTTCATGGCTGTCAAAACCACGCACAAAGCCACGCTCAAAAATCATTCGACCAACGCTGTTATCGTGCGTTGGATAGGCTTCAAAATATGAATCGGCAGCGCCTATGGCAAAGGCTTCGCGCAATGCAAAGTGCTGCTCACGGGTAATCAGCGGCTTTGCTTGGGGTGCGGCGGCGCGACGGTTCCATACGTTGACGGCTTCCACTTCAGTTTGCATAAATCCGCCAGTTGCACCGCAGCCGCCTTTTCCGTTTGGCTTTGCAGCACTACAAATTACGGCAAACGATTCAGAGTGCATCCAGTATTCTTGATCTTCATCCATAAGCTCGGAGCCTCGGATAATTTCTAGGGTGTGCTGTTGACCGCAAAAAGGGCATGAATTTATATTCATTTCGGCTCCTGCACTGGCTCGGCCTTTGGCTGCGCGATACAAGCCCTGACGTAATTTGGCACGTTGTATGGGTCTGCCATCGCTGCCGCCCACTCGCGCTCAACAGGGCTTCCATGCTTGGGCATCGGGAATAGGTCACGCACTTCTGCAAGAGCGGCCAACAGATCACTATCTTCAACTGGCTCGGCCTTCTTCATGTCTGCAATGAGTGCGGTCATGTCGGTGATGGCGTCTTTGGCTGCGTGGTAGTTGACCTTGCCAAGAGTAGTCGTGTTCTTGTGCATCGTTGGCAATGTGTTTGTCAGCGCCTCAAGCACTGAGCGCAGGGTGGTGAGTGTAGTCATGCTTCGATCCATGTCTGTGTGAGTGAGTCCCAGCAAACACGCTGGGGGTTCTTGATGAGGTAGCCGCCAACAACGTCGTCCATCGGATCGTTGAGGCGGTAGAAAGCGTCTGGGTCCACTGACGGTACCGGCATATGCTCATGCTCGGTGAGTTCGATCAACACGTGACGCCGCCCGTCTTTCAGGGTCTTGATGTGTTTGACTTTCACGTCTTGCTCTCCAGTGCTGCGGTGAGGGTGGTGATGGCAACATTTGATTTGGCAAGGCTTGCAAGCTTTCCTTCAAGCTCTGCATACGCATCAGCTAATTCAAGAATGCGGCTCATATTTCAAGCCTCCGAACCAAATCTTGCGCTGTTGCAGTGAGCGACCTGATCATGCGTGTAGCCATCGCAATCATATTGACCATAGGAACATCAGGACCGTGTTGTTTATCCTGCTCCTGAGCGACTTGTGGGGACTCCGGACGTATCACAGGGCCAAGCCTGTTACGTAATTCGTTCAATGTCTCGCCAAGCAAGTACAAATCTTTTTCCATTTGGGCTACTGCTTGCGGAATAGCGCGGTGGCCTATCTTTGGGTCTTCAGAGCCTAGCTTGTCTCGGTTGGATGCAGTTGGGTTGTACGTTTGACCGTAACGTGCGTCACCGTAAACTTGGTTTTGTGCAGACATGTCTCCGCAGACTGGACCGCCTACTGAATCATAAATACTCATGGTGTTCCTTTCAGTGCAGTTGTGAGTGCGGTGATGGCGGTATTGCACAGCTTGCCTTTGCCTGCCACGCTGTCTAAAGCCTCCAGCGCCTGCTGTGCGGCATTCTCAAGCGCCGCAACAGCAACTTCCAATTCGGCTCTAGTTTCTTCGCGCTCTTCGTAATTGGCGGTGCGCCACCGGCCTGCCAGCTTCATAATATTGCTCATTTGCTTTCCTTGAGTGCCGCAGTGAGTCCAGCAGCGCCCATCAATGCCATGGTTTCAAGTTGCTCAACCAGTTTTGATGGGCTTTTGGATACAGGACGCGCCCATGTGATCTTTTTGAACTGCTCCAGCGCCTGCTGTGCGGCTGCTTCCAGTTCACTACAATACTTCTCAAGCTCTCTGGCGTAGCTAACAAAGCTGTTGTATTCGTGCTCTATTGGGCGTTTCATTTGGTTTCCTTAAGGGCTGTGGCCCACTTGAAATGGTTGCGTGCGTACACGACCCACAAGGCAGCATTCATGGGCAGGAATCCCCATGATGCCGTGCTGACAATCCATGCTAGCCAAAGTGCTTGATTGAATAGTCCGACAGCCCATGCGTAGCTGCTTTTGTTTCCCGCAAGCACTGTCATGTAGATGGTTATGGCTGACATAAGCCAAGGGAGGTAGTTCATACGCAATCCCCTTGAATATGCTCTTTCAACTTTCTTAACGCAAAACGCGCATCATCGCGCTGCACTTCAAGACGCGCTGCATCAGCCCGCAGCCGCGCAATCTCCGCACGCGCTTCTGCGAGGTCGGAGGCTTGGGAGCGCAGGAGGGTGGCTATCTCTGATCTGGATACGGGCAGATGCTCGTTCTCATCGTTAGCGATGCGGTCTGCCAGTTCCAGCGCTTTGTTATGGGGTGTGTCGTGTGTAGTCATTGTGTAAGCTCCGCAGGCCGCGTGGCCTCTGATTGTTGAATCCATTGCGCAACTCGGCGCAGTCTGAAATTTTCTTCACGCATCCTTTGAAGCTCGGAATGCTGGCGGTTGCAAAGCTCCTCAAGGAAGCTCTCGCGAGTCGGCTGATTGTCTGTCTTGCGGCGGCGGGGGGTCATAGCACCGCCCACAGCACAGCAAATGCAGCAAAGTAAGTAACAGCAAACAGGACTCGCGTTTTTGTCCAGTAGGTTACTTCATTGTCTTCGATGTACGGAGAGCAGTACGGGCCGTATGCATCCTTCAATGTCCTGGGTGTTGCATTATTCGTTTTCATTTCTAATCCTTTGGTCGAGTAAAAGTGCATCAAGTGCAATGGCGCGAAGTGCTATAAGTGCACTTTCTTTGTCTTTTGCAAGCCGTAAATTTGCTTGCATGTCTTCAAGAAAGTTTGCAACTTTTGTTGCAATGGTTGATTTATTCATATTGCCCTCCGCTCAATCTCTGCGCAAACAATGCGAAGAAGGTCTGATTGGGTTTCTATAGCAGAGTCCCAAGCAGCGGCCCTAGCAGAGTCCCAAGCAGCGGCCCTAGCAGCGGCCCTAGCAGAGTCACAAGCAGCGGCCCTAGCAGCGGCCCTAGCAGCGGCCCTAGCAGCGGCCAACTCTTCATCTGTTGCCAGGTCATTCGCATAGCGCTCCGCAACATCGATGACAGCGATGCTTCGCATATCGTTTGTCAAATGCTGCACAGAGCGTGCGCAATAAACTGCAAACAGACGCATTTCACGATGGCATCCATCTACTGCACGAAGGGACCAAAGAGCATCGTCCAGACCATTGCCATCAAGGATGGTCGTGATCAGCAACTCTTCGTCATCTGCTTTCGTCTTGCCGAGGTTCCGCAGCAGCTTCGTCCATCCTTCGTGGCATGGTGAATGCTCACGAATTTTGTTCAATGTGGTTTTCATACTGCGACTCCTTCCATGTAGCTGGCTTCGCATTCCATCAACAAAGCAGTAAGGCCCGATTCGCAGACCATTGGCTTGATGTTGATGCCCTGAAACCAGACGGCCTCAATAAAAAAGTCAGCGACTACTTGGGTGTACTCGCGGCCGGTGATGCGGTCATAGCAGTCCACGTCATCCGTCTCGATTTCGTAGACGACGCGAACATCGGCTTCATTCAGTGTTGTGTACAGTTCCATCTCTTCCCCATCCTTCTTCGTTGTTGATGGGTCCAATGCTATAGCACAATTTACGTCTTGTGTATTAGGGAAAACCCTAATATGAGCCATCTTCTTATGGTGGTAACGTTTTCCACTTCAACAACTGAAAGGAAAATGTGAGAACACAAACACACTGGAATGATGGGACGCCGCGCAGCACAGGCAATGCTTTTTGCCCTGCAAAGCCATCCGGCGTAGACCCAAAAGAAAAGCAGCGCCTGGCGCGCGTCAAAGAATACGACGCCAAGCTCAAGCGCCTGGGCAAGACCCGAAAGCAAGTCGCCAAAGGCAAAGCCCT